CGACGAACTGAGCTTTAAAACAATTCAGAAACTTGAGAAATCTTGTTGCAAAGAATGTGAACCTCGCTTCTTGGAAAAGCTCAGTCAATGGAAAGAAGCACGATTCCAACCGGTTGCTGTCGATGTTGAGCATTTGAGCCGCTTCAAGAGGGCTCTTAGGCAAAATATTGAGAAGGGATGGGATCGACAACGTGCTCCTTTTATTCCAAACGGAAACGCTACCCGGCGATACCGCAGGAAGGAAGGAGGTAATTGGAATGTGGAAGAATTTAGCGGTGAATGCCGTTACGAGTTGGTGTTTTCCTCGGGTAAACCAAGAGTGGTTACGTTATACTCTTCCGAGAACACGCGTCGGCTCGCTCCATTGCATTATTCTTTATACGACATGTTGAAAAGGCGAGGGTGGCTGTTGGTAGGTGAACCGACCGATCAGCACGTTTCACGCCTCACGGGCGCTGCGTTTTTGAGTTTTGATTATACTTCCGCTACGGATAACATTAAGCGGGAGTACGTGAACGCAGCAGTTGAGGTATTGGAAGAACAAGCGGACCATCTGGAGGATGACGAGATTGAGGCACTCCGTGTACTCTCTAATCTTAGGATAGATGGTATGGAGACGTTTTCAGGGCAGCCCATGGGCTCTGTGATGTCTTTTCCCTTACTTTGCGTGATCAACAAGACCGTAGTTGACATGGCATTGTCCGCGATGTTAGACAGGAAGGAGATTAGTTTTAAAGAATGGAGTAGCCATCCCCTTTTGGTTAATGGGGATGATCTGCTTACCCGCGAAGTTCGGGCTACCACTGATCTCCGTGGTGAAGTGATCAAGCAAGGAAGTCAAGTAGGACTCGTCGTCAACGAAGAGAAGACCATGGTCTCTGAACGCGACGGAGAAATTAACTCTACTTACTTTGAGAATGGTCACAAACTACGAAAATTTAATGCATCGTCACTGTGGATGGATGCTGGTGTCGAGGACGTACTGGGATTCGCTTCGCAAGCGACTCCAGACGCGAAAACTTTTCGAAAGGTCGTTAGGCGTAATTTGCGTACTTTGGCTAAACAGCCAAATAAACACCTGACTGAAATACCCTTTTCCCTCGTTGCTGTTTGCCGTAAAGACAAGAAAATTAGAGCAGCAATCACCAGCTTGCCAGAACGTGTTGCACCGATCAAAAGTGGCGTAATTACTATGGATCTTCGTCCAGAAAATTATGGCATGAGTAGAGATGAGGAACATGAGGCAATGAAAGAAGAGATCGAAAGGGTGAGGGAGCGAGGAATTGCGAGGGGCAACGAAAGAAGTCCTAAGTTTAGTACTGGCGTTATACCTGCCGCTAGATCTTTTAATTCTGTCCGGAAACAGACGAACAAAGCTGGTCCTGAGATTATCCCAGCGTGTTATGTTCGTAGTTTCATCAGAAAAGTCAAAGATGAGGGTGTTTCGAGGGAGGTGGCTCCTCTCGAGATGTCGTTACCACCCGGTGACGGCAGTCAAGTGAACAGATTGCTTGACAACATCCGCGCGTTCAAAAATACGCGAAATAGCAGTGCATCCCCAGGAACAATTGACGCAGACGCGGATTTTGTGAGTTTGTGCTGTTGAAAGTGGCCTGCTTTCAAAGCAAACCGAGTTAATTCCTCT